GCGATGGTCATACCGGATACCGGGCTCGCCACTATCCAAAACGAGATTCACGGCGCGGTCGAACCCGGCACGCAACTCTACACCGATGAGCACGGGGCGTACAGCGATCTTGACGGCCTGTTCTTTGCGCACGATACGGTCAACCACGGGGCTGGCGAGTACGCCCGTGGTTCGGCTCACACCAACGGCATCGAGAGCGTCTGGGCCGTCCTGAAGCGCGGCCTGCATGGTGTCTACCATCACGCCAGCCCGAAGCACCTGGGCCGCTACGTTGACGAGTTCACTTTTCGGCTGAACGATGGGAACGTGGCGAGGCACACGACACAACGGCTGGATAGCTTCGTTGACGCGACCAAGGGTAAGCGAATAACGTACCGGAGGCTCACCGCATGAAGCCGCCGAAAGAGCTTGACCAGATCGCAGACATGGTACTCCGCTACCACCTAAAACCGAAGATGAAATCGGCCAAGAAACGGGCGAAAAAGGCAGCAAAGAAGGGCAAGGGTTAACCCCTTGCCTTTTCAGTTTAGATGTAGCCATGTATATAATTCCCATAACTAAACCACCGCCGCGATCCTTCAATAGGTAGGACGCCCCACTTGTGATGGGGTAATGCGGGTTCGAATCCCTCTCGCGGCTCCAAATTCCAACAGCAAGGAGACACACATGGGTAAGTATCGTTTCGTCGGCTCGTACTGCGAGATCGACGGTGGGCGGATCAAACTGGAGCGGTTCGGCCAGCAGATCGAGTTGCCCGATGAGGTCGCCGAGATCGTCGTCAAGGGCGGTGGAGCGATCATTCCCGAAGCCGACTTCGAGAAGTTGGGCTTCACTGAGCAGGAGCTTTCCCTGTACGCCTTTCCGGGGCAGCAGGTCGGCGCGCCCGACGCTTTCACTGTGAAGCATCACGCGGCGCACGTGGCCTTTCATGATCACAAACAGGCAGTCGAGGGGGTGAAGTAACATGTCGTTCTCCTATTCGCGCAATGAGCGGCTGTACCTACAGAAGGAGACCACTTACGGCCAGATCGCGAACACCAGCGGTACTGCGACTCTCGCCGGGTCGAACTGCTGTCGGCATACCAAGGTCGTGCTAAAACCCAACGTGGCCCTGCTGAAGCGTCGCGATAAGACCGGGACACGCACCGCGACTCAGGGCACTCCTGGCCGGAAGAACGCTATGGCGTGCTCGGTCGAAATGGACCTTGCGGCGAACGGCGCGCCGGGTGTGGTGCCCGACTGCGACCCGATCCTGTGCGCCATCTTCGGCGTGGCCAATGGAACCATCAGCGCTGGAACCAGCGTGGCTTATGCCCTGACGGACGCTATCACGTCTTTTAGCGCCTGGTCGTTCCGGCAGCCGTCCACAATGATGCAGCGGGTTGCCGCAGGCGCCATCGTCAAGAGTGCGATCTTCGACCTGGGCGCGGACGTCGCGGCCCTGAAAGCCGACCTCGCGGCAGCGTGGATTCTCGACTCGGTCAATTTCGCGACCACCGACACCACAGGCAAATCCGGCCTGACGGCGTTTCCTTCGGAGCCGGGAACCCCGGTAACGAACGGCGGAATCACCGCGGGTTTTACCGGCGTGGCCACCTTCGACAGTAATGTCATGGCCAACATTCGCAGCGCCCAACTGAAGATCGACACCGGAAACGATCTGACGGTTGACACCTTCGGCACCTACTACCCCGGCGCAACTGAGGGCGGCGAGCGCACGGTTTCTCTGTCGTTCAATATCTACGACGGCGACGACACGGCGTCTTCGAACCTGTACCAGAAGGCCATCACTAAAACGCCGATCAATATCACGCTCCAAATTGGCAGCGTGGCCGGCGCGAAGTGGACCTGGACCATTAAGAACGTCCAGCTTGCCACGCCGAGCATGGAAGACGGCCAGCGCAAGTGGTCGGCTGCCTTCGGCGATTCCCGCGCATTCGGTTCGAGCCTGACGGCGCTCGACGAAGTCGCGCTCCTGATTTCGTAGTCTCTTCCATCGTCCATTCTCCTTGGACATTCGACCGGGTCGCAGGGCATCGCGGCCCGGTATCTTCTCTCACCCGAAAGGACACCGCTCACATGAATTTTGAATCGCGTAACACCATTCCGTCCAAACTCCCCGGCTTCGAAGGTGTGTCATTCACCGTCCACAAGCTGAATGAGCCTCGCCGCATGAAGGCTCGCCTTGCGCTGGCCGATACCAGCGCGCGCCTGCGCGAGATCGCAACCGAAGCCACCGCAGCGGTCGGCGGCAAGACTCTGAACGATCCGTCGAAGTTCACTCCCGAAGAGTTGGCGCGGTTCCTGCCATTCTCGGAACGCTCCGGCGACATCTGGTCTGCCGAGATCGTCCCGGCCTGGATGCGCGCCCTGCTGGTATCGGTGAGCGGCCTCACTATCGACGGCAAGCCCGCGACGGTCGAGTCGTTCATCGAAGACGGCCCGCGCGACCTGTACAACGAAGTCGCCAGCCACATCACGAACGAGGCCGGCCTCACGGAACGCGAGCGGGGGGAATCCGCACCGTCTACCACTTCCAGCGCACAGGCGGATGGGCGGATGAACGATACCAGTGCGAAGCCTGCCGACGCCGCGGAGACTATCTAACCCGCAACTGCCGGCGGGCGTATCCCGGCCATGAACCGTGGCTGGTGTATCACAACCCGGATTACCGATGGACGGCCACTTACGAGACCGCCAAGGGCAGCCACTACGAGATTGACGGCACCGACATTGAGGAGTGCCCGGTATCGTACATCTCCTCTCTGTCCGCTGAATTGGCCGGCTCTATCGACATCATGAACCAAGTCCGGGAGGCCACCGGAGAGAACCCGTTACCGCCGGTGATCGAATGGCCGGTGCGCCTACTCGACGCCTCCCGCCTGGTGAACGTCGAGCGCATCAAAGAGCACAATTCCCGGCTAGAAGCTGAACACGAAGAACGCGAACGGTGATTGCAGGTTTTCTGCAAGACCTGGGCGCATTGCAGAAAACCTACTATGGGCATGCTAATCAGTGGCGACCAGGCCTGTGAACTCCTGTTCAAGGTCCAGACGGAAGGCGCGGAGAGCGTCGATAAGCTCGCTGCGTCTGTCCGTGGTGTTCAGAGCGCAACCGTCGCGAGTGCCGAGGGTCTGTCTAACCTGGACGGAGCTATCGCGGCCCTCACGACGGCGGTAAGGGCCAACACTGAGGCCCTGGCCGGAATGGAAGGCGGATTCCAGCGCACAACCACTGCGGCAACGGGACTGGCCGGCGGCACGCGCGTTGTCACTAACGAAATGCGCATACTCGAAGGCGCTATGCCGATTCGGGCTGCAGCGCAGTTTCTTTCCCAGATGCAGGGGATTAACGCCGTGATGGGTGCGGTGTTCCCGATCTTCGGGTTCATTGCTTTGGTCGGCGTGCTCGACACCATTCTGGATAAGACCGGCCTCCTGCCGAAGAAGTGGGACGAAGTCACCGAGGCTCAAAAAGAGTCGTACAAGGTGATGGATCAGCAGGGTAAGAAGCTGGATGAGTTACTCGGGAAACTGAAGAAACTCCAGGACGAAAAGCGCTACGACGACTACGAAGCCAAGTATGGCAAAGACGCGCGCCGGCAGTTGGAGGCGCTCGATAAGCAGGCGGAGGTCGGCGGATTAGATCACCAGCAGGTCGAGATGTTGCGGCAGCAAGTGGATGTGCTGCGCAAGATGGCCGACCCGTATGGTGCCGGAGCCACGGTAGGCACGACCCAATGGGGCGCTAAGTATCGCGCGGGTTACGTGCCTGACGACAAGGCGGCATTCCAGGCAAACATGGCCGGGATGGGTGAAACCAGTCTGTGGGGATTGAGCAACACTCAGGCTCAGGCCGGCTCTATGGCCTCCGTGGACCGCGCTAAGGCGTTGCTGCCGGAATACGAGGCGCGCCTCAATACGGCCCTCGCCCAGAAGGAAGTTGACCAGGGAAGTGTCAACAAATCGCAAGCCGACCTCCTCCGCGATGAGAAGCGGAAGGATGACGAGGAGGCCAAGAAAGCGGCGGAGGAATTCACCCGTGTCCTGAACGCTGCCGCGGATGCCGTTGGAAAGCGCGACGAAGCCTATGTCACGAGGCTGATTAACGGTGCCGACACGCTCTATCAGCAGTCGCACCCAGACGTGTTCGAGCAGAACCAGGGCTTCGACACGCCAATCGCCCGGCGCTCGATGCA